CATTTGGAAACTAATTATGGATTGGCGGTACAACCCGCTGTCCCACATACCTGACAACAACACACGACACATGGTGATGCAGGTGCTGGCATGGATGTGGTGCATTATCTTTGCCATGTCTGTGGGTTCTGTCACTGTCTTTGGTATCAGTGCCATTGCCCATGCCCTATTGATTGCTGGCGTGTTCATCACGGCAGGTGTGTTTGAAACAGCCAAGCGTAAGCCACAGTATTTTGGTGGACTTGGCAGAGGTAATGGAGGTGAGCATGAGTGACACTTACAAAAAGCTAATGGAATTGCTAGAGGATGATGTGTATACACCGCTGGACACAATTACTGTGTATATAAACGGTGAATATTTACCTGCCAAAGTAGAATGGCATAAAAACGATACCGTAGACCAATTTGTGTTGGAGATTGAGCATGAGTAAGCTATGGCACAGGGTGGCGCACTACTACCTTACACATGATGGCATTGAGATGCTTTTGTTTACGTGTGTGTTCGGCTCCTTTGGATGGATGGCCTATCATGTTATCATTGGAATTATAGAGAGGATTGTGGGATGAATAAGTACACAGTTGTGTATACTGCGCATGGCAGATACGATAGTCATTTTGATGATCCAACTAGTAGAGTGGAGTACATCCAAGGTGAAACACTAGATGATGCTATCAACGAACATATTAAACACATGAAGGCATGGGCCATTCACGACATTGAAGGTGAGGTTGTCGTTTTAGAAGGTCATGTTAAGCAAGTTGACGTTGGTACTGGAATAGGGCATAGATTGCGGACAAACAAAGACATAATCATAACAGGAGTAAACAATGAACAGGTTTTTGATTGAAGATGACGTTGACAGCATAGCTGAGTCGCTATGTGACCAGCACATTGTCAAGATGCCATTGGAGGAAGCACAGATGCTATGCACTAGCGTGTGGCATCATGCACCTGAGTATGCGGAGCATTACGAATTGTACAAGCCTGTACACCAGAAGCATCCATGTACCCTGTGGGCAATGGAGAACCGTGCAAATTTTACATATGCATTCAACCTATACATTTCTATGCTCTGCGAGTATCATCATAGATATGGCAAGTGGCATGGTGCTGGTAATCCTAGCACAACTAACTCTTTTGCAAGACCACATCATATACTTGCCGCTAGGTATTTCATACCTGATGGCGAACTAACTGCACACCCACAATGCTTCAGCGGACACGATGACTGCAAGACAGACGAGGATTGGCCTATCGTTGCATACCGTGCGTTTTACAAGGTTGACAAGATGCGGTTTGCTAGGTATAACAAGGGTCGTGAGATGCCAGATTGGATGAAGGAGTGTGCAGCATGAAGACGATAACAGTTAATATTAAACACAAAGATCGCACCATCCTTGAACGGAAGGTGGAGGATTACTTTCGTGGCTATCACCCATTCGGGTATGGCACTAGGCTGGAGACGCCAGCATATTACGATGAAGACCAGCAATGTTGGGTGGCTGTGATATCCCGACACACCTCTTGTGATTAAGGAGAAGATGATATGACAAAGAAAAATCTAGAAAACATGACACAGAAAGAAAGAATTGCGTACTGGGATAGAGTTCGTAAGGAGGAAGAACAAGATCGTGAAGATCGTATAAGACAGCTTACCGAAGAACAACGGAACGTCCTTGTAAAAATGCACAAAGAACTGAATAGTGTTCTTTTAACTGCCTTGTACAATGACATGGGAGGCATTCGTTGTTTATCTGTTCTTGAACTTCAAGACTTGGAAGATACTATGAACAGCTTTCAGCGTCAGTTTAACTTGGAGGGAATTACTTAATGTTTGAAGCAGCAATTGTTTGCCTTGCATTGAACATCTACCATGAGGCCCGTGACCAGCCCTTTATAGGGCAGGTTGCGGTTGCCCAAGTGGTAATGAACAGAGTGCGTGATGACAGATATCCTGACGATGTTTGTGGCGTAGTTAAACAAGGTCCAACATACAAATGGAAGGAAGATTTTCCTGTCCGTAACCGTTGCCAATTTAGTTGGTATTGTGACGGTAAATCAGATAAAACACCTGATCAAGAAGCATGGGAAGTAGCTATGCTAATTTCAGTAGGTGTATATAATGGTAATCTTGGAGACTATGTTGAAGGTGCTACGCATTATCATGCAACTTACGTAATGCCTGAGTGGGCAGAAACTAAAACACCAACTGTTCAAATAGGACAGCATATGTTTTACAGGTGGGATTAACACTTGACTTACGCTCTTGTTATCTATATAACAGAGTATCACTTGCCCTTCGGGGCTTTAACCGTCGCAAGTTGCGACACTATGAGGAGAAAAAATATGCCACTAGATTTTACAGCAGAAGAACTTATTCCAGAACACATCAACTTTCCAGTTGAGTTTGAGCCAACGAAGTACAATAAATCTAAGTACGTTATCAATGGAAACACGGGTGACTACCTTGGCATTGTCGGTACAAAGTTTAATTGTGTCGATCACGGTACATTCTTTACCCGTGCGCATAACGCTGTGTCAGAGCATCTTGGAGAGGAGTTCTGTGATAACATGAACATCAACTTCAGGGCTGCACGTAACAATGCGTGGACTATGATGGACATGGTAATGCCTAACGTGCTGCGTAAGATTCAATCAGACAAGCACACAACAACGATTGCACCGCGATTGATTGCCTTACACGGCATTGATGGTAGCTGTTCCAATCAAGTGTACTTCGGTTCTATTGATTTCTTCTGCACAAACGGGATGATCACTGGAGACTTTGATCAGGTTAAGCGGAAGAATACATCTAACTTTGACATCGAAAACTTCATCAAAGAATTGAAGAACACCATGTCAGACTTCAATGAATCGGCTGACAAGTATCAGAGTTGGGCTGAGAAGCATCTGTACACTATGGATGTCAAAGAAATGCTGGGACACATAATGTCAAAACAAATGTCTGAAAAGATGTTCAGCTTATATAATCACGAGGCCGCTACCCGTGGCCAAAATGTATGGGCATTATATTCTGCCTTCACTAACTACTCCAGTCACTCCGATACAGGCAATGGGTTTGCGTTGAAGAATACAGGCAACGATACCCAAGCAGAGAACATGTGGAAGCGTGAGCAAGAAGTAGCAAAGTGGACTAGCGCACCACAGTTTCGTCAACTGGTGGCAGCATAATGAAATACTCACTACAGAGTGTGGTAGATGATTACTACAATTCCTATGAGTTCAATAACTTACGGGATGAAACTAAGAAACAGTATCAATATCATCTAAAAATTATGCTGGACACTGTAGTGGAAAGCAAAGCTATTCGGGATAGGCAATGTGACAAAGTGTCATCCCGAATGGCCAAGCTGGCCTACAATCAGTGGTGTGACAGAGGCATTCACTTAGCTAATCACGTGTTGTCTACTTCTCGCATTCTATTTAATCATGGTCTACACATGGAGATGACTTTGGTGAATCCATTTTTGGCTGTTAAAAAACGCCCTGTGAGCGTCCGTAGGACTGTGTGGAGTAGGCAGCAGGTACAAGGCTTCTTAGACTCGGCCTACGGCGATTTTAGCACCCGTAACGTGGGTTTAATCGCACAGATGGCATATGAATGGTGTCAGAGATTGGGTGACATGCGGCTACTGACTTGGGACGCATTAGATTTGTCTGGGTCACGTGTGTACATCAAGCAGTCTAAGCGTAAGGCAGAGGTATTTTTGCCAATATCGCAACAATTAACAGAGATGTTAATAGAACAAGAGAGCGACTTTGGTTTTCAACCTTACGTGGCACCTATGACAGAACCAATACGAGGTGTTTACAAACCTTATACAGTTAACCGGCTACCTAAAGTTGCACGTCGTATCATGCGAGATGCTGGATTACCTGATGAGTTGAGGTTGTCTGACCTTCGTCGCACTGGTACAACTGAGATGGTTGAGGCCGGTGTATCTATGGGCAATATTATGTCGGTTACAGGACATGCTAATCCACAAAGTGTAAAGCCTTACATGAAAAACACTTTTGCTAGTGCAGATTTAGCATTGACGAGTCGTCAAAATCGTGATATTAAGACATCGTGATTGCCCAACGGACTATATATAAACATATATAATAGGAATATATACAATGGATATAAAAATATTTGTAGAAGACTTAGATATTCCTGCAGGGGAAACTCGTAGGCTTAATTGTCCTGTATGTAGATCGTATAAGACATTTACTGCCACAAATAATATGGGTTCTCTTTTGTGGAATTGTTACAAGGCATCTTGCAGTGTAGGTGGAACAGCACGTGTGAAACTTACATTGAATGACCTTCGTAACATGAATAAGTCTAACTCTGTAACTGAACCATTTGTACTACCAGAGTATGTGGTATCTCGTGATTCAGATGTATCAGAGTGGGCATCAGAATTGTATGGCTTGAATGCAGAAGAACTTGGTCTTTTGTACGATGTAAAGGATCACAGAGTTGTTTTTCCTATCGTACATGACAACAAGATTGTGGATGCAGCAGGTCGTGCAATGGGCAAGAAGCTACCTAAATGGAAAAGATATGGAAATAATAGCTTGCCATATGTTTCTGGTAGTGGTACTGTCGCTGTTGTTGTTGAGGACTGTGTTAGCGCAGCCGTTGTTGGTGGTTACGGTTCCTTTGTCGGGGTTGCTCTTCTAGGTACATCGTTATCTGAAGCGCATAAAGGGTATCTAACGCAGTTCTCAACAGCCATTATGGCACTAGACCCCGACGCATTGCCAAAGACGCTACAGTTTGCTAAAGAGTTAAGAGGATACGTAAACGATGTGAAAGTGCTTCGTTTACATGACGACATCAAATACCGAACCCGACAAGACGTGGATAAGCTGCTTGCTTTCCGCTAGTATAAAGGAGAAAACCAATGGAATTATCAATCATCAGAAGTTTGATGGACAAAGAGTTTTACGACAATCATCGTGGAGCCAAATGCCCTGACCGTCTTTTTGGTGCAGATGCACGTAAGATCAAGAAGACCATTGACATCGCAATGGAGCGATACAATCGGAGTGTAACGCCAGAAGAAACAGAAGCACTGTTCCTGTCAAACAACCCGTCTATGACCACTGCTAACAAGCAATCCTTTGAGTTGCTGTTCAAGCAGATCAGGAAAGAAACACCTATGGGTTCAGACGTGGCACAGGAAGTGTTGTCTAAACTGTTTCAACAGGTAGTAGGCACAGACATTGCTGAGTTAGGCTTTGACTATGTGAATGGTGATCAAGCCAGCCTTGAGAAGCTACGCATGATACTTGAGCAGTACAACGATGACTTCTTGCCTGATCTCAATGTAGAGTGGGATGACATAGACATTGACACATTGCTTGCTAAGAATGATCTTGAAGCACGTTGGACATTCAATATACCAACACTAGGTCGGCAGGTTGACGGTATCAATGCAGGTCATCTGATTGAGATTGGCGCACGGCCTAACACGGGCAAGACATCGTTTCATGCCAGCTTGATTGCTAGTCCCAATGGTCTTGCTGCACAGGGTGCTAACTGTATAATCCTGTGCAATGAAGAAGGTAGTCACCGTGTCGGCGCACGATATCTGACAGCAGCAACTGGTATGACAATGCAGCAGGTAAAACAAAACCCATCCCGTGCTAGGGATTTGTATTCACCTATCAAGGAACGCATTAAGATTAAAGATGCTACAGGTCGTGACATGTCGTGGGTAGAGTCGGTCTGCAAGACGTATAATCCTGATGTGATCCTGCTAGACATGGGAGATAAGTTTGCTAGGTCTGGTGGCTTTGCCCGTCCTGACGAGGCTTTGAAAGCGAATGCTATACATGCTCGTATGATTGCAAAGCAATATGAA